TTCTGTTTGGTGACGGTGTTTTTGGAAAATCTCTTGAGAATGGATCAGTTATTACGGTAAATTATATTGTAACTGATGGTAGAGATGGTAATGGGGCGTCTGACTTCTCATTTGTAGGATCAGTTAAAAATTCAAATGGGGTCTTAATCGCACCATCAAATACTGTTACAATCACAACAAATCAATCATCTAAAAATGGTTCAAATATAGAATCAGTAGACTCAATTCGTTATTTTGCACCAAGACTTTATTCATCCCAATACAGAGCAGTAACATCTGGCGATTATGAATCAATTATTAAAAATATCATATATCCAAATGCAGAAGTAGTCAATGTAATTGGTGGCGAAGATTTGGATCCACCTGAATTTGGATCAATAACTATAGCAATTAAACCAAAAGATGGTTTATATATTTCTCAATTTGATAAGCAAAATGTATTATCAAGACTTAAGCAATATACAATTACTGGAATTAATCAAAAAATTGTAGATATTAAAGTTCTTTACGTCGAATTAGATTCTTATATCTACTATAATACATCTAATTCTCCTGGTGTTGAAACATTAAAGACAAAAGTTGAAAACTCATTAATATCATACTCAAATTCTTTAGATGTTAATAGATTTGGTGGTAGATTCAAATATAGTAAATTATTGCAGGTAATAGACAACACAGATGTCTCCATAACCTCAAACATTACTAAAATAACAATCAGAAGAAATTTAAACGTCTTATTAAATCAATTTGCAGAGTATGAATTATGTTATGGTAATAGATTCCATGTTAATCATGAAGGGACAAATATAAAATCTACAGGTTTTAAAATACCATCAGAAAATGAATTTGTTTACTTAACAGATATTCCAAAAGAAGATAAACTTACTGGAACTATTGCAATAATCAAGTTATCTGAAAATCCTACACAGTTACCAAGGACTATCATAAGTTCTGCTGGAATAGTTGATTATGTAACTGGAGAAATTAGATTAAATGCAATTAATATTGTTGCAACTGAACTTCCAGACAGTGTAGTTGAAATTCAGGCATATCCAGAATCAAATGATGTAATAGCTCTTAAAGATTTATATCTTTCTTTAGATATTCCAAAAAGTAAAATAAATATGATTAAAGATGTAATATCTTCTGGTGAAAATACTTCTGGTGTTTTATTCACTAGAGATTATTATCAATCAAGTTACTCCAACGGAAGTCTAATTAGAAAATAATATGGGACAATCAAATTTTGAATCAAAGGTAAGAATTCAAGAAATTATTGATAATCAAATACCAGAATTTATATTAGAAGAAAACCCAAAATTTTCTGAATTTTTAAAACAGTACTACATTTCTCAAGAGCACCAAGGAGGAAGTGTAGATGTTGTTCAAAATTTAGTAGAATATCTTAAATTAGATAATTTAACTCCTGAAGTAGTTGCGGGTAATACTTTACTGACTCAAGATGTTGCTATCGGAGATGAAGTAATTTATGTTAACAACACATTAGGTTTTCCAAATTCTTATGGATTACTTCAGATTGATGATGAAATTATTACTTACAAAGAAAGATTATCTGATAGATTTACTGGATGTGTAAGAGGATTTAGTGGAATTGAATCTTATAACACTGAATTAGTTTTTAGTACTACTAATTCAGCAACACACTCAAATAACTCAAAGGTTGTAAATTTGAGTGTGTTGTTTCTACAAAAATTCTATGAGAAAATTAAATTTACTTTTCTCCCAGGATTAGAAAAAGTAAGTTTGTATGATCAGTTAAATGTAAACAATTTTATAAAGAATTCGAAGTCTTTCTATCAAGCAAAAGGAAGTAAAGAATCTTTCAGAATTCTATTTAATGCATTATATGGAATAGATCCAAAGATCGTTGATTTAGAAACATTTTTATTTAAAACTTCTGCATCGAATTATAGACGTAGAAAAGAATTATTATTTGAAAATCTATCTACAGATAAAGATCCTTTATTATTAACTGGATATCAAGTAACAAAAAACAATAATTCAAATGTATTTGGTTCAGTATCAGAAGCAGAAATTTTCACAAGAAATAATAAGACTTATTATAAGTTTTATATATTTTTAGGTTATGATGATTCTAACTCTGAAAATAGTGGAGAATTTACAGTAACTCCAACAACTAAAGTCATAGAAAAAATATCTTCCACAGATAATGCAAATGTCCTTACAGTAGATTCTACAATTGGATTTGAAAATTCTGGAAGTATATTCCAGAATGGGGTTGAAATTTTTTATACCGATAAAAGTATTAACCAATTTTTTGGATGCTATACTGCAAATAAGAACTATATTGATGCTAATATAGAAAAAACATCTAATGTTTATTCTAATGATACTTATTTTGGATATGAAAATGGTGATAAAACTAAAAGAGTCAACCTTCGCCTTCTAGGCGTTGTTAATGATCTTCAAATAAGAAATGAAAGTAATTCTGATTATATCTTTACAGAAGGGGATAAAATTTATATTAAACATTTAGGAAATTTAATTGAAAATCCACAATCAACTAAGACAGATGTAGAAATAATCGCAAATACTTTTATCTACAATACTAGTTCTAGATATGAACTTAGTAGTTTTAATGTAAATTCAAGAACTGCTTTCACTTTAAGTGAAATTGATGATTCATCACTTAAAGTGGGTGACTATGTAGAATTTTTGGAAAGAAATACTGAAATATTAGAGGATTCTTTAAGTAATGTAGAAATAACTTCAATAGACAAAGAAACAGGAGAACTAGAATTCAATACAAATTTAAGTTCTCTGAATACACTAAAGGATTATGATATTAGAAGAAAAGTAAAAACTTCAACAAGTTCAATAGTTCCATTAAAATACAATAATCTTACTTGTGATGTTACTAATGTATACACTGAAGATGATGAAAATGTTTACATCGCATCAAATTCATTACCTTCATATGAAATAACTAAAGATTTGTTTTCATATAATGCATCGTCTTTGGTTAATTTTGATAGTGAAGAAGGAAAATATACTTCAGTAAGTTTTAATAATGAAGTATCTTTTTTAAGTGGAGATAGAGTATATTATTCATATTCAGATTCTGCTATAGGAGGACTTTCTGAAGGATTGTACTATATTACAGTATCTTCAGATAAAAAACAAATTAAATTATATCTTTCTCGATCTTTTATATCAATAGATAAATTCGTATATTTAGAGTCCATACCCAGTGGAACTCATAATTTCACACTCTCTTCACAAAAAACTGAAGATGAATCTATACATCCACAAAAATTATTAAAAAAAATCAAACTTAATGTTGACATTTATTATGACGGTAAGGATGAAATTGGTACTGAAACAGTAGGAATTCTTGCAAATGGTGTAGAAATTCTTAGTCCTAAATCTAATGATAAAATTTATTATGGCCCATTAGAATCTGTTATGGTAGTAAATCCTGGTGAAGATTATGATGTTATTAATCCTCCAAGATTAGAATTTTCTTATGGGAGTGCAAAATTACAACCTGTTGTTCAAGGAAAGATTGAAAGAATACACATAGATTCACAAGAATTCAATATTGATAGACCATTAACAATAAAAGTTTCTGGTGGAAATGGAAAAGGAGCAATTTTGTCTCCAGTAACTAAGTTAAAAAGTAGAGAAGTATTTTTTGATGCAAGAATTTTAGAAGAAGGTGGTGGTTTAAGTATAACATCTGAAACGATTACTTTTTTAACCGATCACAACTTTATAGATGGTCAAAAAGTAATTTATGATATTAATAATATTAATAATGAAAAAATAGGACTAGGAGTATTTCAGGGATCAGATTCTGATACTGGAAGATATTTGGGGAATAATTCTATTTTTTACGCAAAAATAATTAACTCCAAGACTATACAAATTTATCCAACATATGGTGATTATGTATCTGGAATAAACACTGTTGGATTTACTACTGTTGGTAATTTTGGAATCCATAAATTTAAAACTGAACCAAAAAATGTATTAGATTCACTTAAAATTATAGATAGTGGAGAAGGTTTTATAAATAGAAAATTAATTGTAAAGCCAAGTGGTATATCAACATATAATCATACAATTAACTTTACTTCACATGGATTTTCTAGTGGAGAATTAGTTACTTATGATTTTCAGACAACACCAATATCAGGTTTGTCTACATCAAACCAGTATTATGTTTTAAAGGTAGATAACAATTCCTTTAGGGTATGCAATGCTGGTATTGGTGGTACAGATAATCAAAATTACTTAAGAGAAAATTATATTAAATTTGAATCTACAGGATCTGGATATCAATATTTTAACTATCCAGAAATAACAGTAAATGTTTCATACACTTTACCAGATGGTCAATCAATCAGGTCTATTGTAGCAACACCAGTTGTAAAAGGTTCTATAGTTCAGACTTATCTTTATGAAGAAGGATCTAATTATGGATCTACTATATTAAATTTAGAAAATGTTCCTGATGTAAAAATATTGGATGGTGAATTTGCACAATTAACTCCTGTAATATCTGCAGGAAGAATTGTGGATGTTTTAGTTTCATACTATGGAAATAACTATTATTCCGTACCAGATATAATTATCGAAAGCAAGAGTGGTGTTGGAGCTCTTTTAAGAGCAAATATACTAAATGGAAGATTAAATTCTGTAACAGTGCTAAATCAGGGATATGGATATAACCCCGATGATACTACTTTGAAAGTTATTTCCACTGGAAAAAATGCAGTATTCCTCCCAAAAATTAGATCTTTAACACTAGATAATTGTTACAAATATGGAATACAGTATGAATTATATAGAGATCAATCTTATGAACTGTTGCATAAAACAAAAGAAAATACTCTTCAATATGTAGTGACAGGATATTCAGAATTATTAAAATCTCTATTCAATGAGTCTATCACAAATCACTCTCCAATTATAGGATGGTCTTATGATGGAATTCCAATTTATGGTCCATTTGGTTATTCTGATCCAGAAAATTTTAGTTCAGAAATAAAATTAATAGAATCTGGTTATTCTTTATTTGAGGTTGAAAATAGAGTAAGCACTTCAGATTTTCCTCTTGGTTACTTTATCGAGGATTACAAGTTTACAAATTCTGGAGATCTTGATGAATATAATGGAAGATTTTGCAAAACTCCCGAATACCCAAATGGTGTTTATGCTTATTTTGCAACTGCAAAATTAAACCCAGAAAATAATTACATAGGAGTATTTCCATATTTTATTGGAAAATATTATAGATCTAAATTTATAGCAGAAAACACCAATCCAGACTTTAATCAAAAATTTGATTTTAATCAGTCAAACTTATTAAGAAATACATTACCCTATAAATCCGGACAAAAATTTGGAAGAAATGATTTTATTCCAAATATATTTGGACAAATATGTGATGTAGAATCAACTACTTCTGGAAGTGTGGAATCTTTAGAAGTGAGTAATAGTGAAAATAACTATAAAGTAGGTGATATATTATATTTTGACAATGAAAAAACTTCTGGATATGGATTGGAGTCTTCGGTAGAATCAATAATAGGTAAAGAGGTAGACAGCATACAATCCACAGTTAGAATATACGAAAATTCGAAAGTTTATAAAAATTCAAATGCTGAAATTTATGTAAAATATTTACCAAATTTTAATTTAGTTAATAATTCTACTGTAAACATAACTGGATTAACTTCATCTTTTGATCAATTAAATGGTCAACATACTGTTTTTGTAGAAGAATTTAATACTAAATTATCCAATAGTATACCATTTGGTGCTGTAGGAATAATCACTGACATATATCTACAGGATTTTCCAAAACGTGTGTCTATTGGAAGTTCTATTAAAATAATTGGTGAAGATTATGAGCAATATTTTACTATATTAAATTATTTTAATGACCTTAATGTTTTAAGAGTTGAAAGAACTATATCTTCTGGTTTAAATACAGCAAACTCTACAGTTTCATTTTTGTCAGATGTTTTAAGAATTAGCGTTGAAAACAATATACCAACACAAGTAGAAAATTATTTAAGATATTTTAACCCAAATAATTCTATTGGGATTGGTACTTGGTCGGGAACCTTTACTAATAAAACTTTTTATAATGGATTAAAGTTAGTTACAGTACCAATACCAACTCAATCAATATATCTACCAAATCATGGATTTAAAACAAATCAAAAAGTTATTTTAAGAAGACCATCTGGAACACAAGGTATTCAGGTTAGTAATGATGGTAACATTTCTTTCCAGATTTTGTCTGGATCTGAAACAGAGCGTGAATTGTATATAATAAACAAATCTGAAGATTATATTGGAATAGTTACTTCTGTTGGATTAACTACCACCACCAATGGATTATATTTTACTGGCATAGTTGGTTCTAATAATTACAAATATTCATTTGAATCTACCTTTGATGAAATTTTGTGTAATATTATTGATGTAAAAAGTACAGTTTCAGTTTCAACATCTCATAATTTATCTTTGAATGATACAGTTAATATTGATGTCAAACCAAGAAAAAGTGTTGGTATTGGTGGATCATCATTTATTAATTTGAAATATAATGATGAGATAAAATCAATCACTACAAAATTATTATCATTTACACCATCAGAAGTTAATTTGCAAAATAATAAAATAACTTTATCTGAGCATGGTCTATTTACAGGTGATAAAGTTTACTATATTTCAACATCTGTAATTGGAGGTCTAAGCACTGGAACTTATTATGTTCATAAAATTGATTCAAATAATGTCAATCTATGTCAAACATATGTAGATTCCATATCAGCACCACCAAACTTTATTGAATTTACATCAGTTGGAATTGGAACTCAAGAATTGAACTTAGTTCAACCAAAAATAAATGTTATAAAAAATAATGATTTAGTCTTTAATGTATCTGATTCATCATTAGAAGGGTATACATTTAAACTATATGCAAATAAAACTCTATCAAAAGAATTTGTATCTTTTGCTTCTACTGGAGAATTTTCCTTGGTGGGTGTAAATAGCATAGGTATTGGTAGTGATGCAACTATAACTTTAAAATATTCTGACAATTATCCAGAAAAACTTTATTACACTTTAGAAAAAAATACTGAACTTGTAACATTAAAGGATACCATTAAAAATTCTTCAGAAATTAATTTTATTGATAGTAAGTATTCTGGAAGATATAATATTTTTAATGTTACTGATACAACTTTTGATATTAACTTGAATGATACACCAGAGGAATCTTCTTATAGTTCTAATGATTGTGAAGTATTATCATATACTACAAATTCCGCATCTGGAATTGGATCTATAAGTAAAGTTAAAATAATTAATCCGGGAATTAATTATAAAGATATCCCAAGTTACTCCCTATCTTCATCAAATTCTGATAGGGGATTAAATGTAATTCCATCATCATTGAGTATTGGTAAACTTAGAAGTATATCATTAAAAAATACTGGATTTGATTACTCCAATGACAAAACATTGTCACCAAAAGCAGATATATCAAACAATGTAAAAATAATCAACTCAAATACTTTAGTAAGAGTAAATGTTGTAAATGGTGGTAAAAAGTATCCATCAGCACCAAATTTGGTTGTTGTTGATTCTAATAGTGGAAAAAAAATAGATAACGGTCTCCTTAGAGCTAAAATGTCTGGGGGTGGACTTGGTAATGCAAATATAGAATTGGTTACTATTGAAGTACCAGTCAATGGGTTACCATCAACTCCGGTAACTATAAAATCTGTAGATAATTCTAATGGTATTATAATAGACAGAATTGAATCATCAAGAGCGGGAATATTAACATGTTTGATAAAAACTCCTATTTTAGGATTTACAAATGATCCGTTTGCTATTAATGATGAAGTATTTATTGAAAACATTGAAATAATACCAGATAGTGGTATTGGATTTGATTCTGAAAATCATGGATATCAATTCTTCAAAGTAATTGATTACACTTCAAATTCAAACCCTGGAAGAATGGTAATTCAAATACCAGAGTTGTATGGTGATCCAGGAATTGCAGTAACATTCCAAATTAATACTTTTGCTACTATAGTTAAAAAATCCAATTACCCAATTTTTAGCGTTGAACAAGACTATAGTATATTTGAATTAGGAGAACAAATATCGATTGTTTTACAGTCTGATGATATTATTATTACCGATTTAATTGTTGAAAAATCTAATAAAAATTATTTAAAACTTTCTGGTGATTATCAATTACATGTAGGTGATGTAATAAAAGGATTTTCTAGTGGATATTTAGCTACAGTTGAAAATTTATCTGTTGTTAGCGGTTCTTTTATAGTTGGAGCAGAAAATATTAAATCTTTAGATTGGGAAGACGATATAGGTAAACTCAGTAATGATTTTCAATACTTACCAGATAATGATTATTACCAAAATTTATCATATACTATAAAGAGTGAAAAAACTTGGGATCAAATTTCTCCCGTTGTCAACTCTATGGTTCATCCAATTGGAACCAAAAATTTTGCGGATACACAAATTTCATCAGTTACTAGTGGAATAGTTTCTACAGGGTTAGTACCAAGTTCAAGAATAGACTCAATACAATCCTTTATATCCGAATCTAGGGTTGATGTAATTAAAAATTTAGATTTTGTTCGTGATTATGATACGATTTCCGACGTATCTAGAATTATAAGATTTAAAAATTTAAAGTTAACTGATTATGTAGAAGCAAGAACTAATAGAGTTTTACAAATAGACGATATAAGTAGAGAATTTTCCAGTTCTGATGATAATGAACGAAGATTGAATCAAATTATTTTATCTCTCCCAAAAGATCAACTTTATGGAAGATTTTTAATTCAAATAAGATCTGCTAATCAAAATTTAGTGGAGGATGGTACAAATGAAGTTCAATTTTCTGAAATTATTTCCCTTAAAAATAATGATGATGTATTTTTCCTTGAAAAAAATACAGTAAGTAATTTATATGTTATTGGGGAAGATTCAAATGTATTTGGTACAAAAATTGCAGAAATAACTCCAGTAGTTGGCGATGTTAAAAATTACTACTTCTTATTTGAACC